CGACCCGATGCTCAGGTGGTACACGGACAACGTGCGGATCAGCGGCGAGAGGCGACACCTGGACAAGGAGAACTGGATGCCGATGAAGCGGAACAAGTTCCGGAAGATCGACGGCTTCATGGCCTGGCTGGACGCCCACTGCATCAAGATGCAGAAGCAGCCGGCGGGAGTGGAGTTCAGCGTGCCGAACGTCCGGGTGATCGACCTGGGCCGGAGAAGGCAATCATAAAATTTTTGCCGGTGCGTATATATAGGAAGAATGGAACACCAGGGAACGCGGAAGGAACGCGTGGCCACGTGTGTGGAACACGTAGGGTACGTGTATAACCCTTGAAGGAACGCGAAGTGGATGATAATCTTTAAGCTGCCAAAGCGGGGCGGACGGAAGAGACGATCTTCCGGACGCCTTTTTCTTTGCCCCGGCCGGCAGACCTGTCCCTGCGGCCGGGTTACTTTTCCAAAGAGCTTTGAGCTTACGACATGTGCAAATATGAACAACGGGGTGGACAGATGGCCGACTACAAGGAAAGCGATCCGTTTTACCATTCCGCGGAGTGGAAAAGGCTTCGGAAAGCTGTGCTGGCGCGGGATAACGGAATGTGCTGTGACTGCATGGACAGGATGCGGGCCGGAATCGGAATAAAACCGAATCGGGCTGTGATGGTGCACCACATTATCCCGCGCAGCGAGCGACCTGACCTGGAACTGAACATGGAAAACTGCCGGAGCCTGTGCCTGAGCTGCCACGAGGATCATCATCCGGAGCGGCGGAGCAAGAAGAAAAAGAAGACGCTGGAGAAGATCGGGCAGCATAACATGAGAGTGATCAAGGTGTGATGGACAGGGGGACAGGAAAAATGAACGAAACGATGAAGAAGGAGCACTTCGAGCGGATCCAGGACAAGCGGGCCCGGCACATGTATTACCGGCTATGCGAAGCCTGCGAGAAACGCCCGGAGGGGCTGACGGAACCGGACCAGATGCTGGTGGCGGACATCGCCTACGCGGAGCAGATGAAGCAGATGCTGATGGACGACATCGCGCAGCGGGGCCTGGGCCAGGAGAGACGGAACGGCCGGCAGATGTACTGGGCCGAGAACAAGAGCCCGGCGCAGCTGAGGGCCTACATGGAACAGCAGCGGAAGCACCTGGGCGAACTGAAGCTGACACCCGGGAAGCGGGGCAGCGCGGAAGTGCCGGTGGACGATGAATTCGATTCTTTTCAATAAGAGGTGAAGACAATGTGGCCATTTGACAGGCGGCAGCATAAGGCGCAGGCGAGGGACAAACCCAGCCGGCCGGTGCGGAGCCGGGAACTGCGGCAGCTGAACCGGCCGAGGGCGGACATGCAGATCCAGGCAAACGAGGCGATCTACGCCGCGGTGAGCCGGATCAGCAATACCATGGCGAGCATGCCGATCCACCTGTACAAGGGGTACGAGATCCAGAAGGACCACCCGATGGAGCGGCTGATCAGCCTGGAGCCCCATCCGAACTTCAGCGCATACAGCTGGATGCAGACGATGGAGGTGCTGCTGAACACCGAGGGCACGGCCTACGCGCTGCGGGTGCTGAACAGCCAGGGCCAGCTGCTGCGGCTGGACATCCTGAACCCGACGAAGGTGATCCCGAAGAAGGACGAATACGGGGACATCTGGTACGAGGTACGGATGGACGACGGGACGGTGGCCTACGCGCCCGGCTTCCTGATGCTGGCGGTGAAGCACATCAGCGCCAACGGGATCCGGGGCATCCGGCCGATCGACGTGCTGCGGAAGAGCCTGGACTATGACACCCAGGTGAAGGAAATGAGCCTGGACCAGCTGGACGGCGTGAACCACGGCATTATGCTGACGGTACCGAACACCGGCCTGAGCCAGGCACAGAAGGACGAAGCCGTGAACCGGTTCCTGGAAACCTATGAAAAGAGCGGCCGGAGCGTGGTGATCCTGGAAGGCGGGATGACCGCCACGAACTTCGCCAACAGCAGCGTGGACGCCCAGGTGATGAACGTGGAGCGGATCACGCGGAACCGGGTGGCCACGGTGTACAACCTGCCGCCCCACATGCTGGGGGACTATACGGACACCAGCCCCGGAAACAACGAACAGCAGCAGCTGGAATACCTCACGCTCACCATCGGCCCGAAGGTGAAGCAGTGGGAGGACGAGCTGAACCGGAAGCTCCTGACGCCGGACGAATACGCCGAGGACTACCGGTTCCGGTTTGACGTGACCAGCCTGACCCGGACGGATACCAAGACCACCGCCGAGCGGAACCAGATGGCGATCCGCGGCGGATGGCGGAAACCGAACGAGGTGCGGAAAGAGCTGGGGCTTCCGCCGGATGAGATGGGCAACGAGCTGATGAGCAGCCGTGACCTGATCCCGCTGCGGATTGCCGTGGAGCAACCGGAGCTGCTGCTGGGCGGCGGCAATTCTGCAGGAAAGGAGGAAAACGCTGAATGACATTCTGGAACCTGAAGAATGACGCCGAGATCCCGGAGGACGGCGTGCTGGACATTGACGGCGAGATCGTGGCGGAGCCCGGATGGTTTACCGGCCCGGACGCCTGCATCGCCAGCGACTTCCGGAAAGCCCTGAAGGGCGTGAAGAACGTGACGGTGCACATCAACAGCCCCGGCGGGGACGTGATCGCCGGCGCGGAGATCTACAGCGCGCTGCGGGAGCACAGCATGAACGGCGAGGGCACGGTGACGGTGATCGTGACCGGAATCGCAGCCAGCGCCGCCAGTATCATCGCCATGGCCGGCGACAGGATCCTGATGCACCCGGTGGCCTACATGATGATCCACAACCCGTGGACGGTGGCCATGGGGGACGCGAAGGAACTGAGGAAGGCCGCGAAGGTGCTGGACGTGATCGCCGAGGGCCTGATCACCACGTACCAGGCGCGGACCGGCAAGGACAAGGACCAGCTGGAGAAAATGCTGGAGAACGAGACCTGGATGAGCGCGGCCACCTGCGTGGAGGAAGGCTTCGCGGACGAGATCTACGGAGCGGCCGGCAGTGCCGGAACCAATGGCGCTATTGCGGCGAGTGCGTGCAAGCCGACCATGATGAGCATGAAGGCCCACGGCCTGCAGGAAATCACAGCCCGGCTGCCGGAGCCGGAGGAACCCCAGATGGACGACGCGGAAATGGACCTGCGGGCGAGTATCGCCAGGCGGGCGATGATCTGCAGCGCCGCTGTGGAAGACATGATCCAGTAAGGCCGGCACCCAAACACGGACAGGAAACCCTTTTCGGAAAGCGACAACGATGTCGCTTTTTTTAGTTACCCAAATGCAGACGATCAACAAAATAAGGAGGAACAAACGAATGAATCTGCAGGAGATTATGAACCAGATCACCACCCTGGGCGGCCAGATCCGCAGCGCCAACGCCAAGCTGGCTGCGGACGCCGTCAACAGCGCTGTGCCGATGGCCGACATCGAAGCGCAGCAGAACCAGATCGCCGAGATGCAGAAGCGGATGGGCGCGCTGCAGGACAGCTACAACGCCCTGAAGGACAGCCAGGTGCCCGGCCTGCAGCCGGTGGCCCCGAAGGCTGAGCCCAAGAGCCGGAAGGAAATGCGCGCCTCCAACGAGTACGCCCGCGCCTTCTGCTACGCGATCAGGAACGGCATCAGCCCCCGGAAGGGCCGCGGCGACGAGAAGTGCAAGATCCTGTACGACGCCATGACCGAAGGCGGCGGCGATCCTGCCGGTGAAGACGGCGGCTTCCTGGTGCCGGTGGACATCGACAACACCATCCACGAAGTGCGCCGGGAACTGAATCCCCTGGCTTCCCTGTTCAACGAGGAAACAGTGACGGCGCCCAGCGGATGGCGCGTGATTGACACCGCTCCCTCTTCCGCGATGCCGAGCATCGACGAGATGGGCACGGTGGCCAACAACAGCGACCAGCCGGTCTTCGCCAAGGTGACCTACGCCCTGACCAAGTACGGCCTGCGGATCCCGGTCTCCAACGAGCTGATGAACGACGAAGCCGCGAACCTGATGGCCTACCTGGGCCGCTGGTTCGGCAAGAAGCTGGTGCTGACCGAGAACAGCCTGCTGATCACCGCCCTGGGCACCCCGACCACCGCGCTGACCAGCGGCAGCATCACCGCCGAGGGCGCGATCAAGACCATCCTGAACAAGACCCTGGATCCGGCGATTTCCAACAGCGCGGTGATCATCACCAACCAGACCGGCTTCGACTGCCTGGACCAGCTGGTGGACGATACCGGCCGCGGCCTGCTGCAGCCTGATCCCGTGAACGCGACCATGCTGCGGATCTTCGGCCGCCCGATCGTGAAGGTTTCCGACGCCCAGCTGCCCAACCTGAGCACGAACAGCTACGCGCCGTTCTTCATCGGCGACATGAAGGAGTTCGCGACCCTCTTCCGCAAGGAAGGCTTCGAGGTGGCCAGCACCGACATCGGCGGCGACGCCTGGGCCAAGGATTCCACCGAGGTGCGCGGCATCGTGCGCCTGGGCGTGAGCAAGTTCGACACCGCGGCTGTGGCGGCCCGCAAGCTCGCCCTGGCCTGATGACGAAAGCGGGGACGGGAGTGACCCGTCCCCTTCTTTCCTGAGACAGAAGAAGGAGGAATAAACCCATGGCAAAGAGCGATAACACCAAAGCCCTGGAAGCGATCGCGGAGAAGCTGGTCGGCGTGAGCGTGACCGAGCTGCCCGCCGTGAGCGCCAGCGACAACGGCAAGGTGCTGATGGTGGTGGACGGCGCCTGGGCCGCGGCTGAGCTGCCGGCGGACGCCAGCAGTGAAACCACCAGCGCGGCGACGGAAACCGTGAGCGGTACCTGATAAGGAGGCGCCCGGATGCGGATTAACGAGCATTTTGAAGAGCTTGAAAAGCGGATAAAAAAGCTCGAAAAGGAAGTGGCCGAGCTGAAGGGCGGCAAGACCGCGAAAGCAGCGGCGAAAACCGCGAAGACTGAGAAGCAGGCCACCGGAAAGTAAGGAGTTGAGACCATGGCCGAGACAAGAAACGACATCCTGGACAAGGTGCGCCGGTTTGCCGGAGCGGATCCGGAAGCGGAAGACACCGTGCTGGAGATGTGCTACCGCGCGGCCGTGGAGTGGTACAGGGGGGCCGGGGTGGAGCCCAGCAACAGCGAGCTGTACACCTTCTGGGTGTGCAACCTGGCCGCCTGGATGTATGACAACCGCGGCAACGCGGACGCGAACGCGAACATCCCGGCCTACATCGTGACCAGCGTGCACCAGCTGAGAAAGCCCGGAGGTGACGCGGATGGCGATTAAAGCCGGAGATCTGCGGCACCCGGTGCAGTTGTACCAGCCGCAGAGCGCAAAGGACAGCCGGCGGACCACCAGCTGGGTGCTGAAGGCCCAGGTGTACGCCGCGAAGAGCGACGTGAGCGGGCGGGAATTTTTCCAGGCCCACGCGGTGAACGCCGAGGACATCGTGACCTTCACGATCCGGTGGCGGGACGACATTGACACGACCTGGCGGCTGAAGCACGGGGCCCAGGAGTACAACATCCTGGAGGTGAACCACCTGGGCTACATGCGGGACTACATAAGGCTGAAGTGCCGGCGCGTGACGGGCGGGGGTGTGTAAGGAATGACGGAAGAGATCTACAGCGGGGACGAGCTGGTGGAAACCGTTGAGACGGAAACCATTGAGACCGCGGAAGACTTCGACCTGATTGACGAGCTGATCGACGCCCTGAACGCCGGCGTGGAAGACATCACCTTCAGCCGGGACGTGCTGGAGACCAACCGGCCGGAAGACTGGGGAGCGCTGGAGCTGACCGGCGACGACAACTGCGACTGGGCCGACGGCGGAATGGTGGAACAGGAGGTCGGCGCGGACCTGTGGGTCTGCGTGAGCGACAAGGGAAGCCGGACCAAGCGGCAGGTGCAGAAGGTGCTGCGTGACTTCGCGAAGGAGCACGGAAGCGACATGGGCTGGCGGTTCAAGCGGCGGAACTACCTGTATGACCTGGAAAAGGTGATGTGGCAGTGGACCATCTACCTGAT